AACGTTTCAATACCGAGTGAGTGCGCTTCATTATGGTGTATTCTGCATAGTTGCACTGCTCTATGTTTCAAGTGATTCGTCTTGCGTCTATCTACACCTTGACCAATCGTATCTAAATGATGGAGGTCGCTTGGCTTCTTACCACATATCACACAACACTTGTTCATCAGACAAGCATATTCAAAATGTGCGATATCCTCAGGCTCTAATGCGTCCAGTGGTTTAAAACTCAAAGGCACGTTGTGGTCGGCCACGAAGTCCAGCATAAATGTGATGAGGCCAGCCGCTACCGACTTCTCAACATCTCGCAGTGAAATCGTGTCAAGCTCCTGCCAATACTCGTAAGCCAACTTGAACCACTGCTTGATGTATTCCGGTGCATCACCAGACCACTTCGCAATGTCGTTAAACATGGCGTAGATAAACCGCCGTTGTTTAGCACTAATCTCTCGGTCGTCCCTCACTTGAATTTCAACCAAAGTTTGCTTAAATAGTTGAAAAGTTGATAAAAATTGGTTAGCACTTTCCTCGTCTTTAAACCTGAATATGATTTCGTTGCCGGCTTTTTGTGTTGGGTACGCCTGAAACTCTCTCATGGCGTCACCGATTAGAATGGTAGGTCATCATCACTGATATCTAATGGACTGTTTCCTTTAGAGGCGAATGGATTAACATCAGCAACATTCACATTATTTGATTGACTAGATTGTGGCTGTTCGCCTCTTGGCTCTAATAGGTCAAAGGTATTAGCGTTGAGTTCGTTTACATAAACTCGCTGACCAGCATTGTTTTCATAGTTACGCGTCTGCCATTCACCACCTAGACCAACTAGTGAGCCTTTGTGTGTGAAGTTTGCAAAGTTTTCAGCCGCCTTACCCCACATCACGAAATTGATGAAATCTGCATCAGGTTGCCCTTCCGACTTAAACCGCCGATTAACCGCGATAGACCCACTTGCGACCGCTTTTCCTGATTGTGTATAGCGCATTTCAACATCTTTTGTTAGTCGTCCTGTCAAATTAACTTGGTTCATTTGCTTGTTCCTCTGCTTTCTTGTGCCACTCTGTGACTTTTGCTAGTAATGGTTTGTAATTCTCTTCTGTCACGAACTTCAGTGCTGCAACATTTGCAGCTTTCAACGTAAAGGCCATCATGTCTTGTCCGCTAAGTTGTGATGTGTCTGTGATTAACTTTTCCAACAAGACCAACTTTTCTTGCGAGATAGTCTTATTAGCCTCTGGTTTACGTTTTGAGCTACCTGCTCCGTTTCCGTCATCATCTACATCACTTGCTATCCCAAATGCCATAGATAGGCTATAACGGCGTGCATACGTCAATGCTGACCCCTCTGCTTGTGCCGAGTTCGTCCCTCGGTTTCCGAGATCATCAGCAACTTTTGATCCCGACAATTCCAATGTCTCGCCATAACCGATAATTCGCGTAAACATCACGCCGTCTTGCACAATGTTCGTGAAGAAGAACTTTGCTCCAGATGCTTTACGTGCTTTGACGATTGCATTGATAACCGCGTCTAATGTCACGTAGCTAGATTTGAACATTGGGTTGCTCGCATCTTTTTTTGGTTGTTCGATGTTGTTTTGTGTTTCGGCCAGCGCCTCATACAGATTGCTAAATTCGGTCATTTCTCACCCCTGAACTCAATACCGTTCGCTTTCATGTAGTCTGCCAAGCCGTTAAGTTGTTTGCTAGTTGCACCGATAATATATAGTGTGCGGTCGTATTGCTTTTCTGGTTTTGGTGCATTGACGACTTCGCCATTCTCATCAACCAGTTTGTCACCGACTTGTTGTGCATTTTCTGCACGTACTTGTTCCGCCTTTGCTAATGCTTCGTTGCGGGCTTGTTCAGCAGCAAGACGCGCTTCTTCTCGTGCTTTCTTGATTTCGTCATCACGATGCATCTGTGCTTTGATGTCTGCGAAGTCTCTTAGCCCCAACATCGAGAGATATGGTGTTGGATCAATTCCTAATCCACTTGCTTCAATCTCAATCTGGTTTGTTTGCAATGCTAACAATTCATCATCTTTTTTCAGCTGAACAATTTGCGCATCAACTTCTTTGATCATGTCGTTACGGCTGTATGTCTTATTGAGCCACTTTTCATTGAATTGAATGCGGGCCCAATCAACGCCTTGATCGTTAGCCAATGCTATTACATCATTCATCACGACAGCCTTGCGTCGTTCCTTGCGTTCGTTCTCGACTGGTAGCATCTGGTCTTTCATCAAGTCAGATGCTGCTTTACCCGCTTTTTCAATCAACATCATCTTTGGCTTAATTTCAGCCCAATTACCTAACAATTCCTTTTCAATCTTTTTGCGTTGATCAGCAATATCCTTAACGGTTGCATTCAAAACTGATCGCTGCTGTTTTGCTATGTCGTAACTTTCTTCAGATACTGGAAACTCACGATACTTGGCTAACATCTTGTCTGTATTTGCTACTAAATCATCAATATTTGGTGCTTCAATAACCGCTGGTGTTAACTTTGTTACTTGTAGGTTGCTAACCACTACCTCATTTGTCATTTGCTATTCTCCGTTTTCCTTGTTAGAATTACGGTATAAATTCTTTGGTAAGTATTTATACCTACGTCTGACGGTTGCTCCCGCTAGGCGTTTTTTTCTGTTCTCATATCAATTAACGTCTGAATTGATACTGGTGATGCTTCCCATACTGATTTGATTGTAAAATCTGATGTTCGCTCTACATACTTCATCATCTCTATAAGGCCACCGTTTTCCTTTAGACGTGTGCCCAACTCTTGTACATCTATTTGTACATAACTACGTCCATCGTCTGTTGTGCGAACTCCCAGTGCCTTTAAACTGATAGCTGACTTAACATACTCTCCTATCCATTTATCCATGGCTTATCCTTTCAGGAATTTAGGCACTACGGCTTCACGCTTCTGTCTACCATAGCCATTTGTCTGACGTACTTCTGGTGTGAAGTCGTATTCATCTTCCCAACCAGATTGGTGGAACCAAGTCGAACCTTGCTTAATGAATTGCTGTGGGGTTTGTTTAGCTTTGATCTGTTTCAAATACTCTTCAAGTTTTGATTTAATCAATTCAGGATCAACACCTGATTTAATTGCTTTATCAAAATCTTTCTTGGCATTTGCTTTACCAGATTTCTTTGGATAGAGTTTCCAAATGGTTTCAAACATTTGATCACGTTCTGATTTTTGAATACGTGTGCTGTCGGGTTCGTCAGAACCGGACAATATATCTTTCCTATCCTTACCTAACCTATCCTTACCTAACCTTACCTGCGTATCCATGTTGGATACATCTTGTACACGCCTTGTATACATATTGTTTTCTTCAACAATTAGTTGGCTTTTTTCGTTGATATACTGGGTTTTGTGATACCTATCTCCTTGTATATAGTTATGAACTCGCCAATCTTTAATGACTACCAAGCCGTTTTCAAAAGGTAATAAAAACTGTTTTGCGACTAATAACTTTCTGTCATCGTCACTAGAACCAATCATTCGCTGAATCGTCTTGGTGTTGTCGATGAATCCGTCATCGTCAGCGTGCATATTTAAGTGAAAATACAACGCTTGTGTTGATAACGGCATATCCAGAAATGTGTCTGTATCAGTCACTTTTTTGCTGAACATCCTTCGCTGTGCCACTTATTCGACTTCCTCCTTACTTCTAAATTCGTCTAAGCTGACATCTAGTGCATCAGCTATTTTTTCCATTGTTTCAAACTCAACGTGTTTATTCGTATCGTTTCGGATGTCGTAAATCGTTGTTTTGCCGATATCTGTGTGTTGATACAACCAGTACCAACTTAGGTTGCGCTGTTTTAAAATCGCGCTTATTTTCTTACTCTTGAAAGACATTTATTGACCTTGTCCTTTCTTATAAAGATGATATTATTAATATTACAAACGTCCGCCTTACCGAACTGACGTTTGCAAATTTGAGAGCAGCCGATTATCCAAATCACTGCAGAAAGGAGCTCAGTATGAGCAAAGTTATTAAACCAGGAACCGATAACCAAAAGGCTGGAACTTACCACGAAGTTGGTCCACGTGGTGGAAAAGTTGCCGACGGTC